AATTCCCTTATTTTATCCATATGCTTTAAAAGACCATTTATCCCAATTACACAATATTGCTCTTTATAATCATTATTTACTAACAAATTACAAAAATTGTGGGTATAAACACTTGGATCGCGTTTCCAAATAGGCGTATTCTCATTTATAAAGGCTTCTGGTTCATATGCGTTTCTTTGTTTCATTAATTCATGGATGTTAAACATTTGGTAATAAATGGGACTAATAAAATTGGGACCAATGCGATTAATTTCCGCATTGCGTATCAAAGAAAAATTGTTGTTTGACTCGTTCATATACTGTATGTAACCCATTTTAGATATTTTCGCGATTTTAGTATGGACAGCTGTTCTTAGTAAAATCTCGTAATCGTCGCAAATAGGCAAATATTCACAAAAATTACCCATTTCTAGAAGAACGTCTTTGCGCCAAATTCTAGGATGATTGGGACAACAAACCAAATGACTTAGTGTAATGTTATTAATATTCGGTGTATTATAAACATATACCCATTTATCACCATACTTTTGGCAATAATAGGTTCCATAGCCCTTACAAATATTGTCTCCATACCAATAATTTTTACCATTTTCATAAATATTAATGAAATCCATATACACAAATCCAACGTCCAAATTATTTCTAAACGTTTTTAAAGATTCCTCTAGAACAAATGGTAAAATTTCATCATCGTGGTCTAACTCTAAAACAAATTCCCCTCGACACAAACTAACAGCCTCGTTTTTTACATTACCAATGAACCCGTTGTTTTCGAAACGCCGATAGATTCTTATGCGCGCATCGTTTCCCAATTGTTTTTTTAAATATTGAAAATGTGTGTCATCTGGGGAGTCATCCATAATAATCCATTCCCAATTTGTTAGTGTTTGAGCTTTTAAACTATTAAATGCTCGTAAAATCTTTTCAAATGAATTAAATGTCGGTGTAAATACTGAAAAAATAGGCCGTGTTAATCGTCTAGATATTCCACATATATTTACAAATATTGTATTGACTAGTTTGTTAAAATTCTCTATGGAGAAGGGTTTATCTATAAATAGTAATCTCGCCCTTTCTGATTCAGAAGAGAATAACTTTAAAACGTTGTCATAATCACTTTTATCTCCGAAAACAACTAACAAAGCATATATTTGTTTGTAAAAACGGTTCAGTTTTTTTAAATCGTTAACAATATGTAATGTACATTCCAATTTTACCGCATTATCTGAAAAAAAAGTGTCGATATAGTTATTCGTGTCTTTACGAAAAAATAAAATAAGAGGATACTTCATTATCTTATTTTTAATATAATTTTTAAGCTCTTTGTATACTTATATAATTCGGTTACATAACGTATTTTTTTTAAATATGAAAAAGTATTAAAGATAATTAGGCCGAATATATATGTCATTTGGAAAGTATACATACGGAAAACCCCAAATATTTTGGGCAAACGATAATGCTAAATTAGTAGTAGGTAATTTTTGTTCTATAGCAGAAAATGTAACGATATATTTGGGCGGTAACCATAGAACTGATTGGGTAACCACATATCCTTTTGGACATATTAATCAAAATGTATTTAATAATTTTAACGGTTATGGACATCCGTCTACAAAAGGCGATATAATTATCGGCAATGATGTCTGGATTGGAAAAAATGTTACGATAATGTCTGGTACAACTATTGGAGATGGCGCAGTTATAGCCAATAACAGTCATGTTGTTAAAAATGTAGAACCATATAGTTTAGTAGGCGGTAATCCAGCAAAGCTGATTAAATATAGGTTTACACCAGAACAAATCGTCCAATTATTAGAAATTAAATGGTGGAATTGGGATGACGCAAAAATAAATAAATTTTCCCCTCTATTGTGTAATCCCGATATTGATGAGTTTATAAAGTCGGCGAAAAATATGTAAAGAGTTAAAACTGTTATTTTTTCATTTTCATTTTCATTTTCGAATATGTAAAAAAATATATTACATATTTGAAATACGAGTTAACTAGACAAATTAAAATTCTGGGTTATGCTTCTTAAATAGACACCCTTGAGGTATCAAATGTTTGACTTCATTTGTGACTGTTTGCGGATTTTGATGATCGCAGTTGGTCATCCAAATTTTAATAATACAGAAATTCTTTTTTGGTGAAATGGTAATCCCGGTCACACTGTTCACAAAAGCTGTATTAGAACTCACTGATTCTCCAGTAAGAACATAGGTTAGATCACGCCATGCTTCAAACACATTTTTATTTGAAACTTTATAGGAGAAACATCCACCATTTCTATTTCTTACATCTTCCCACATAGGACTAATACCGTCCTTCATCAGAAACAACATACAGTTTTGTACTAACCCCTCCGGCAGTGATTCTGTGATAGCAATGGTTTCCTCTAAATGTTTAAATTGACACACCTTCTTATAACTTTTTACGGTCCAATCTGGGTCTTGAGGTAAATGAGCCCATAAATTCCACAAATGTTTTAATTTATGGAATTCCATAGTTTGAGTAGCACTACTTGCGGCAGCCATTGTTGAATCAGTGTGATAGGGTACCATTATAATTAGTTATAATCAATTTTTTTTAAATGATTTTATTATTATTATTTATTTTATAGTCCATATCAATTTTCTAAGTTAACATAATCATCAGTTGAATCATTATCATCAATGTCTCCAGATTTCGTTTCTTCAATGTCGGATTTCGTTTCTTCAATGTCGGATTTCGTTTCTTCGATGTCGGATTTCGTTTCTTCGTTTTCTTCAAAACCATTTGTATCTTCCATTTTAATCTCATAATCATTTTCGCCAATTACTATATATTGATGCGGCAGAATTTGAATTATATTTACATTATGGTCAATTAGATTCACTACATAATCAAATAACTCGGTATCAATATCAACATGTAAAATGTTAATTAAATAATATTTGTAAAACTGAGTATTTATAACATTATTGACAATATAATGGTTATAGGAATCGGTTTGTAATTGAATAGGATACACTGTATCTTTATATGTTATGTCCATCGAAATAAATTTAATATTTGAGGGACTGTAAAACAGTTGAAGAGGATAATCAATATAATGTATTTTGTTAATTAGTGTTTGTGAATTATTATCGGATAAAACAATAAAATCATATCCATTAAACAAGTTTTGTTCATTTAGATTTAACTTGTGAAGCGCATCCAAAATAGGAATGGATTGTTTGTTTTTACCGTTTTCATATATTTCGAATGTTAGTAGAGGCACATTAATATCGGTTTTATGAAGAATATCGTGTTGTTGTAAAAATTTGTTTATTTCGGTACATAATAAGTTGACATGTGGTGCAGCCCATACTTTAAACTGAATAGCATATAATTGACATACGCTGTAATAATAAATACTATTATAAAATATTTTGATACCCATTACGTTTAGCCAATCACTAATTAAATTACGGTAATATTGGAAAATTGGGTTAGCCTCTTCGGGATAAAAAAATAAACACGTCTCTACAAAAAGTATAAATATTATTAGAGAGTCGAATATCATACACTAATAGTATTTTATTATTTAAATAGTTTTATTTTAAAGTAATTTTTATTGATATTGCGGGTCCGATGAACCAGTAGGTACGGGTTGTGTATTTGTAGTTGGCATTTGTGTAGTTGATACTGGTTCTGTAGTTGTTGATGGTACAGTTGTCGTAGATGTATAAACTAAATTGCCTCCTTTCTGATTATTCGCTAAATTTAATTTACCAGTTGCTGGATCAAGACCAAAAACAAATAATAATATAGCTACAATAACCGACATAAAAATAAACGGTACAAAAACAATAATCCATGATATAATACCCATACCGGACTTACATAACGCATTTAAAAGTATTGTAATTATAATCATAACAATAAATTTAAAAAATGCTGTATTATAAAGACCCTTAAATGTATCGATAATTACTTGTGTTAAAGAAAACGCTATATATATGAGTGCTGGTGCGCATAAATCCATTATCATCCTCTATATTACTTAAAGAAAAGAGTTTATGTGAAAATGGGTTCACCATCCTTTAATATACCCACCTTTTCACCAATATCACCGTCATCTGTTACTGCGTAAAGAATACCGTTTTCTTCATCAGTAGCAAAGTAAGTTACATCATCTATTTCAATTTCAAATACCTCCTCCTCCTCTTCCTCATCTGCTTCCTCCTCATCGTTCTTTACGTCTAAAGTAGGAACTTCTTCAATTTCATCATTTGTTCGCACTTCCTCTTCAGAATCGGCGTCAGACTCTTCATCAACTTGTTCTTGTTCATCAACTTGTTCTTGTTCATCAACTTGTTCTTGTTCATCAACTTGTTCTTGTTCGTCTTCTACAACTTCATCTTGTTCATCTTCTACTTGTTCCTCTGTATCTGCTTCTTCCGATTCCTCTTGTTCAATTACATTAATATTGGTTGTAGTTTTCTCTTCTAGAACTTCAACAATTTTTAATTTAATATGCTCCTCTTCCTTTGGAGTATCGAAATACCGAGTCAATAGTTGCTGACCCTTTGGAATCGGGTTTTGTTCATATTGTTGAATAGTTGAGTCGGATACTAGTGAATTAATAGTTGAGTCAAGTGTACTTACTTTTGTGGTAAGAGACCCTATGAGGGTCAGCAGTTGTGTATTTGTTTTTTCAAGATTAGAAACTCGTTCTTTTAAATCGTTACAAATTTCAATATAATCGGTATTTAATTTCTCCCGCGAATTGTCCACGGGACTAATACTGCTACTAGAAAAATCATCTCGCATTTTTTGTATCATTCCATACATCTGTTCAATAGTAGCCATTTGAATTAATTTTTCCAGATTATTTAACGTTGTCATTTCTATGATAATATATATAACACAATTCGTTTAATATGATTTAAAAAATATTTAATGTAAGTATATATGTCGGACGGAATAAGTTTTTTTAATAACGACGATTTAGAAAAGAACCTTCAAAAGGTAATGTCACAAACAGATTATACAGAGGAAGAAGCACGGGAAAAATTAAAACAATTTAACTGTGATTATATGAAAGTGTTAAGACACTATATGGGTATCGATGAAAAGAAGGAAACTCAACCCGTCAAATCAGTGAATCAAGAAATATATAGACAAATCCGACGTAAACTTGACACGTCTATGAAAGAATATAGAGAGAAAAACCCTCTTAATATGGATCAAATTATTAGCAGCTTACAAGAATCAGAAGAACGCGAAAAACAAATTACGAAATAAAATATTTATTTTTCATAATGTAATCATGAAATATAAATTATTCATTAATTTGACTACTAGTAACACCAAATTTCTCATTTAGAATGGAATTCTTATTCTGTTTTTTCCTCTGTAGTCTTGTTTTTACTTGATAATTCGACGGAATAATCTTATTATTTAAAATAAAATCGTCATTGTCTTCGTGTAATTCTGGTAAAATTCTAGTTAGCGGTTTGTCAATGATAAGGAACAGTCGTTCATTTCTTAATAGTGCTCTATATTCTTGAATAGATAGATTTCCGTAATATTTCTCCAACATATAATACGGGCTAGGGGCCGGTCTAATATTTCTAGAATAATCGTAAATTTTGGTATAAATATGATTAAATAAGTGGTATCGCTCAAACTTAGCAGAGCTATCAATGTTTTCGTTCATTAAATACGCAACACCGCACTCCGGACTACAAAAACATCCGTAAACTTGATATGTTCCATTAATAAAATGTTTGGGAATATAAATTGGTGGATTGTCAAATTCGCATGTGTCCCAAAAACAAGCCGATTTCTTGTTATTTACATTATTTATATGTAGATTATGCTCTAATTGCTTTAACTTCTTCCACACCTCCTTACTCGTATCTTTACAATAGACTTCTTCTCCATCATCGTCTTTATTATCCAAAGCAGAAATTGATGTACTTGTATTATTATAATATGTAGATACCGATTTTACATTTTCGCTACCGATAATATCAAATGACATATCACTACTATTATTATAGGCATCGTGAAAATAATTACTCTGATTTGTATTAATCAAATCCTTCACCGAACACTTGAGATGTAGTATGACGTTTGGGCGTTCCACCATCTGTTGTTGGTCAGAAGTCATTTGTTGTATAATTTTTCCACCCTTTGGTTTTCTGCCTCTCTTTTTAATGGGTTGTTTTTGTTCCTTTACATCATCTGATTTAATCGGTGATGTTATTTCGTCCTCTATTTCATTTATTACTTCATTGTATATGGTATCTTCGGTCAAACTCAAAATTGTCGGTTCTTCAATATCATTAACAGATAATGAAATCGGCTTTTCCACAGTTGAAATAATATCATTGGAAAATGAGCTCAGTTGCAGAGAAGCGATTAAATCTTTTTTTGACTTTCTGCCTCTCTTTGCTTTAATGGTATCCGGATTAACCGGTATAGTCTTATTCACAGTCATTAATCTAATTAGCATATTTAATTTAAATCGTTTTAATATATATTATAAATTATGTATGAAAAAAAAGAAGTATGATTACTGTTTTACATTGTAGCAACTACGGCATACTGGAATATAATTATCACTACCCACCACAGTCTGTTCCTTTTCCGCACTAATGCGCTTTGAAAATATTCCCAGATTCCCATTTTTACACAAGCTACATAATGAGGTCAATTTAGTCACTCGATCACATAGAGGAATCAAATCCAATATTTGGCCAAATTTCTTGCGTTCAAAATCTCCGTCCAAGCCACAAACATATACTTTCTTGCCATATTTCAACATCAAACTAACAAAATCGTATAAATCGTCGAAGAATTGCCCTTCATTTATTAAAACTACTTGGCTGATAGTAATTGTTGAATTATCTGACAAATCCAACAATTTTGCTGTTTTTATACAAGGTATTTTAATTTTATCGTGAGTTGACAGTAAACTATCATCATAACGGTTGTCAATACAATGGTTAATAACTGACACGGGTATATTACAAAATATACATTGTTTATATATTTCTACTAGGCGACTCGTCTTCCCGGAAAACATAGAACCCAAAATAATTTCCAAATATGCGTTACATTCGGTCATTGTATTAATGTGTGACATACCAATTATAATACTTTATTATTCAATTTTTTATT